TCAGACATGGTGAATTCGTAATTCGCAGCCTTTGCCCGGCGGCGTAGTGCTGGTATCTTGTTTGTGAACAGGTGGAATAACTGTCCGCAAACATACATCACGATGCACCAAATGATTGTTTCTTTGCTCATGGTTGTAAATTTTTCGTATTATTGTGTTTTACGCATATTGATGGTTTGTTTTACCCGGCTCCGGTCGGGTTTTTTATTCGCTTACAACAATCTTCCCATCTACCACCTTCACACTCGCCGTCCCGGTGGACCCGTCGGAATATTTCAGCACAATCGATCCTGTGGCCTCTACAAGCTTCTTGGGCTCCGGTTCGCCGGACAGCCTTACGGTGAATACCCTGACCGGCGACTGAATGGAGCCGTTGATTTCCAGTTGCACAGTATGCAGGCCATTCATCAGGCCGCTGATCTTCTTCTTAGGGCCGCCAACCGTACCACCATCCCATTTAGGACCGCCCCAGGGAGCTTCAGCACGTTCTACCTTCCAGTAATAGCTCGTGGCATTCTTACTAGCCGATGCGTCGAGCACGAAGTCACTGGTGGTGATCACCTGGCCGTTAGTGATGTTGAAGTCGGGCACTCCGACAACGGGCGTAGGCGTTCCGGGGTTTGACACGCCATCGGGCCGCGAAAAGGCAATACGGCTCACGTTTGAATTTTCGGCCATCCACTTCCAGGTGTTTTCCTCGGCCAGTATTTCGTTGAAACCTGAATGCGCAGTACCCTTATAAATGATCAGAACGGCGGGTAACTTAGGTTTCAACGCGTTCACCTTGCTCACGAAATCTTTCACATTTGCCGGACTGACGGTATTATCAACCTCGCACGTTGTACCTATGACCTGTAGGCCCCCATCTACGACGTTTTTATGTAGAGTGGCCCAGTTGACCGGGGCGGCAGCAATCGCGCCTGCAAGACGCTTGGCGAACGCCACAGACGATGTGATGCCTTTCAATACAGCCCCACCCCCCAGCGAGAAGCCGGCGATATACAGCCGACTGATATCTACGCTGAAATCTTTGACTACTGTATCCAGTACATACGTCCAGTCATTAGGCTCGAACGATTCAGGGTAATTGACCGTAACCAGGTGGAAGTCGTACTTTGCCGCGAACGCCTCAATAACATCATTCTCGAAAGCGTATTGCCGGGGCAGAGGGCCACTGCCATCGTAGTCAAAACCATCGATGAGGTTTATCAGATTCTCGAGCTTGCCGGCGCCGCGCTCGCCAATCCCATGGCAAATCACAAGTACAGGGCGGTTATCGCCCTTTGCCGGCCGCACAGCGAATCCTTCAGCGGCGTCCGATTCTCTTTCATAGTAGTGAACTCCATTTCTTGTTACGCTCATAACGTTGGTAGTTGTAGCACGTCCCGGCAATGTGCATCGTTTAAAATGTGTGTATAATCAACAGCAGCCATAGCATCCCAGCATGCCGGAGTGCCGGGGTGCACCTGATCGCTATTGGTGTAGTTGGATAGAACAAGTCGGTCGAAAGTATTTGCCTTCGTGGTAAACGTAAGCCGATCATCGCCGATCTCATCCACGAAATCGGACATTACTTGGCGCAGGATGACCAGCCGCGCCTCGTTGGTATTATTGTTGAGCGGGGTAGATCCGCAAACGACCATGTGACTAGCCCGGAAGTTCCGTTTGAACCACTTCCATACTATTTCCAGGTAGCTTCGGAATGACGCCGGGTCCATATTACCTAGGGCCTCGTTGATACCATAGCAAAGCATTAATATGTCGCATTGCGGGATAGTAGCAACACCGGACTCTATGTACTTTACGAAATCAAAAATCGTTTGTGATCCGATCGCCTTATTGACCATTCGAATATTCAGCCGGCTGCCGGCTGCTTCGTATGCATCGTTAATTGCCGCCTCTACCTGGTAGATGTGGAATGCCGCGGGCCGGTAAGCACGGGTGCCAACACTGGTTAGGGCCGTTACCGAATCGCCCGCGTAGTAGATCACCTTATCAGCAGCACGCAGAGAGCTATTGGCATACCGGCGAAGATTGAGCAGGTTTGCCGTCACCCGCAGGTCGGTGAACTGTATGCTGGAAGCACCGACTTGACGCAATACGTTGACCCTGTATTGCATCTGACCAAGTGAGAATGTCTTCATCGGCAAAACGATCATGCCGTTCACATTCTGGCGCCAGTCGAAGCCAGGCATGCGGGGCATCACCGTTGAGTCGCCGGACGGGTATGTGTTGGCCAGTATCTGCAGATATACGTCCTTGTTGGTCGAAATACTTATGCCATCAAACTCTACCAGCGATCCATTGAGGCCTGTGCCGAGATCGATGATGTTGACATTCTGCCCGGTGGTATTGATATCACCCTGAAACTCGCCATATCCGGCTGATGCAGGTACGTCCCATCCCTCCAACCACCGGTCAATGTCGGTGAGCAGGTTGAGCTGATTGCTTCTCGTTTTAAACCCTGTAATCATAGTTCAAAATTTACGGCTACCTGACCTACGCCCTTACCAGGAACGAACATCAGCACAACCTGGGTGTCCTTTGTATATACGGTGTCATTCTCGACATACGCCATCATTGGCAAATCCGGGTACGCTGCCATAGCCTCGTCAAAATCCTCGGCCGTCGCGTAGGATGGCATCACCCCGGCGGATAACAGCCCCAGCAGTACGGTGTTCAGCCGGTTATTGGTGAAGGCGTCCACCGCACTCTTGGTGATGAAGGTCTTCGTGATCGCTATGAGTTCGTCGCGTGTTGGCATGTTATAATACCCATTCCTGGGTGTTGGTGACAGAAGTTGATGCAGTGCCTGCTGTAGTTGTTCGAATCCTGCAAAGTGCGTTAGCCGGAATCAATCCTGTCAATACGCCCGTTTGCCCGTTGGTAAGCGCGACAGTGACCGTCAGGGCCACGCCATTACTATTTCCGGCGCCGCTGGCAAGAGTCCAGTTGGCTCCACCGTTGGTCGAATATTCCAGGAAGAAATTTGCTGAACTCGTCCCAGCAAGCAACGGATTCGTAGAAGTGCAGGTGACGGTGTAGGTAGCAACAGCCCACTTTGTCGTACTGATCGTATAATTGCTGTTCAGGCTTCGATTCGTAGTAAATATCGTCGGCTGAACGATTGACACTGTGATATTCGGATAGGTGCCGCTAACCGCAATGCCGGCGCCTGCAAGGATCTTAACGGTATCTATAGTCTTGATATACCGACGATCTCCCTGGGCGATCAACGAATCCGCAAACCATTTTAGGTTTAGGTACTTTAACTTCAGGCTGTCGAACTTGTACTGCCAGATGCGGCCATTGTTCAGTGCAGATGTATCTGTCGCCATGTACCAGGCAGTAGAAGAGTCACGCGCAGGTACCTGTGCGGCGAGCAGTCTCGAAGTGGTTTGACTTTGAGCAAATACGGGCAATAAAAGGATAAATAGTAACGGTCTCATTATTATAGGTTTAAGGTAATAGAAGCCAGTTTGAACCGTCCCAGATTGCAGTAACCGTTTCATATTGTCCGGATATATTTATACTAGCTGCGCCATCAAATGTGCCTGCTGCACCATTTATAGTAACAACCCCAGCACCGTTATCCATTTTCTTAATAATATACTTTTGCCCAATGAATGATCCAGATATTGTGATGGTAATATTGGATGCTCCCGGTGAAGTTTTTATTATCTGAACGATTGTAAATTGCCCCGCCGAAATAGATGCAGTTGTATTTTGAGTAGTGACATTGCTATATGCTGTCCTGGTCCAGTAAGATCCGCTCCGCATAAGAATATCGCCCACTTGGGGAGTAGCAGCATCCATAAGAACGACGTTTCTTCGAACAGCATCGCCAGGGGTTGCTGTAAGATTTGTGCCATCATATTCCACCGCACCTGCCTCCGGTGTCGTCAGGTTTGTACCAGATGTAAATTTCAGCGGTGCGCCGGACGCGCCGGCGCTACCTCCAGCCAGGTGCAATGTAGCACTTGCTACAGTATTGCCACCAACAAATAACCGACCTCCACCGTTCAAGCGCATGCCAACAGAGGGCGTTGCTGATCCACTTGCTGTAGGCGAGAAGATCAGGTCGGTTCGGTACACACTGCCATCGGTCCAGGCACCAGAACTAAGTGCACGTATGGTTGCGCCCAGCCGGTAGTTGCCGCTGATCCTGGCACCGAATTCCAGGTTCCCGAGGGATTGGTTGGATGCCGATGGCGTTCCGTCATTGTACAACGATATGCTGCCACCGCTGGTTGACCCCAGTGCGTCGGTGTTTACTATGTAATGCCGGGCGGTACTATTCGACTGTGTTACATTTGTGCCATTGTACTGGTATGCAGTGGAGCCACTTAGACTGCCAGATATCCCGTAACCGATGTAGTTGCTGGTGAGGGCGGGGGCTGGCGCTGATGTAGCTCTTATATCGCCAGTGGTAAAGTCCCTAAAGAGGAAACCTCCCGTGGCTGTGGTGACACTATCAGGCGTACTCGGCAACCTTATCTTGCCGTATAAATAGGTGTACGTTGGCGTAGTTCCGCTTCTGATGAACCTTGCGTTATAATTGCTTGCATTGACCGCATCGTTAATTGAGATGATATTAAAGCTGGTATCATCTGTTCGAAGGTGAAACACCTTGGAGTCAGTTGGAGCGTTTGATTTATAAAGCCCGATAGCTGGCAGGCTAAATGAAGTACCTGCAGTTATAGCGGCGTTGGTGGGCGTTAAGGATGATCCCAATACAACACTGCTAAAAGAAGCATTACCTGTAACAGCCAGCTTATTTGTCGCCGTATTGTCTGCCGTGAGGAAGTTTGTAATCGTTCCCCCGGACAAGGTGCCCACCCGAAAGGCATTGTTAACAGCAATATTCACATTCACGCCAGTGGTGCCTGTGGTATCTGCGTTGATCAGATAATTATCGGTAGAGAATTTATACAGATTCAGCATGGACGATCCGCCAGTATAGAAACGCGCAGCAGGCGCTGATGCCGTAGTTGCAGTACTGCTGCCACTGAACAAAGATGCGGCGGTACGGATGTTTCCGTTAATGTTGATCGACGCCGCCTGAAGGTAATTCGGGCTGTTGGCTATGAATCTACCCGTATCCACTTTGCCCACTACCTGGTCATATAATGCAATCTGCCGTATCCTATCGTTGGCTTTATAGTATGGTAAACTTGTACTGGCGAGTATAGTATTATTATCTGCCGGTATAGTCACGGATGGAAGGGCTGTTGTACCTGCGGTAGCGGTCTGCTGGCCGCCTAAGTTATTTTGGTGAATATGGTCGGCATCTAAACCGGATGCAGTTGTATTTATGAAGTAATCATTTGTCCGAGCAATATACCAAGGATAACCTGGCCATTGAGCGGCCAGTAAACTATCAACGCTCGCATTGATACTATTGATAACTGCATCATTAGCTTGATTAGGGCTGGTTGCATAGCCGGTAGCATCTAATTTAGGGTCATGGAAAATAAGGATAGGAGTTGCCTGTGATGCATCTATGAGGTGGCCAAAGTAATCTACGACAAAATTCGCACCCGAAGTTTTATTAACCAGCTTTACTTTGTGGGTTCCCAGTGATAGCCCTCGAATGATAATAGCGAAAGGGCTGCGGCCATTGTCATTATTTCCGTCGCTAATACCATCAGTCATATTCCCCTCACTCTTTGTAGCATACAATACATCATCTATGTATATGTCAAAAACGGCATAGTTATAGTTAACGCCACTTATACTGTCCGCTCCTATAAGACCTAGTACGAGCGTAGAATCCCGGAACATATAAACTATGGAGTCATTTAGTGTTGCCGTAAACGCCCCGTTCCCAACTGATTTACCGCCAACAGTAGAAGATAAATAGCCGGGAAACCATGTTCCATATCTGGTAATCGTGCCGGTTGTCAGTCCGGCAGGCGTCCATGCGCTCAAAAAATGATTTGCAATGAGCGAGTTCATGCCACCCATTGCTTTCCGTACTGTTTTGTAACCTGTGCCACCTCTCCGAACATCATTCAGCAATGTCATCACCAAGGTAATGGCTTTGTGGCCAGGATTAATGTTTTGATGGTGCTGTCGGACGCTTTCCCATATTCCTCGACCACCTACCGCGTGATTTACAAAAGGAAGTTGGTAGTGGTCTACCATTCTGCCGGGGAAAGATTGAGCAAAAGTAGAAGCATTCTGACCCACAACCCAGGAGTGACCATAAAGGCTAATGCTGTCTGGTGGATTGAAGAACAATGATGGATTTAGCCTATAGAAATTAGACACCGCTTTCTGCATGGCGACAGAATCGGTGGTTAGCTTGTTGGTAATCGCATTATAAGTCAACCCCGCATCCCCAGCGAATACTCCACCCGACCTATATTGCAAACTATTCTCAGGACCGGCAGGGCCGGCCCCTGCTCCCGAAATAGCTGACCGGAGCGCAGCCACACTATCCATAAATCGACTTAACCTGGTATATCCAGCAAGCATTGCGGCCGTATCGGCGGGAGATATCCCACCGCCGCCGCCTTCTGCCTCATCAATAAACCTCGTCACCCCAATCAACGCCGTATTCAGCCTTAAATTCGTAAACGCGTCAACAGCACTATTCCTGATCCACTTGTTGATGAATTTACGCAGTGAATCGGTTGTAGGAAACGGGTTGGTCGTCTGGGCGCTCACCGCCATAGAACACATTACCAAACCAAATATGAAAATTATCTTTCTCATGATGATATAGTTCCTGTTAGAGAATAATTGTTGCTGCCTGAAACCGAAAAACTATTGGTAGTAACTCCTGTGCCGGTGCTGCTAAATATCAAGGTGCTGGTGGTCGTATTGTATGCCTCAATCTGGCCGGTCTCTGAATTTGCATCGATCGTCATTTCGATCGAATCCCCCCCAACCGCCGAGAACGTTCCGCTGCCGGCCGATGTTACTGATACGATCACTGCGGCGTTGCGTTTGATCTGAAGTGATCCGACAAAGGGTCCAGGCGCGAATGACCAGTCGATGTTGTCTGTAGGTGTCTCTTCTGTTGTGAAACCGCTGGAGGCATACGAGCTGAAGGCACCGCCTCCACACGACGACCTCACGCGGAATGTGTAAGAAGTATCCGATGTGAGCCCTGTTAGGTTGACGCTCGTGCTTCCAGTAGAACCACTTTGCACAACCGTTACGCCCTGTAGCACTTGCCAGGTGTAACCAGATGCCGGGGTCGGGCTTGCTGCCGACCACGATGCCGTGGCATTGGTATCAGTAATTGATCCGATAGACGGCGTGCCAGGGGCATTGCAAACAGCCACTTCGGTCGAGAAGCTGACGCTGGACCAGCCGGATATGCTTTCGGGCGCACAAAGTGATCGTACTTTGAACACATATGCAGTACCAGAGGTAAGGCCTTCCAGCAACATAGAATCACCCGCAAACGTCCCGGAATCCACTGGTGTGGACAGGTTGGATGCCAGAAATAGTTCCCACCCATACCCGTCAGCAGGTGGCGATACTGTAGACCAGGAAACGATCGCTGAATCACTGTCAATAGCCCCGGCCGCAACATCCGTAGGTGGATCGCACGTCTCCGCGCCCCCGCCCGTCATTTCAAACTCAATTGTTTGCGGAAAGCCATCATTACCGTTTTCGCAAATGGGATACACAGTAAGCACATGTTCGCCGTCGGTGATACCCGTAATAACAAAAGATCCACTGGTACCTGGATCGAATATCGATTCCCGCCCTCCGCCATCGATCGTATATTCGAAACGAACGGCGTCGATTACAAAGTCGTATGCCACTGTTATCTGGCCGGCTTCGCTGTCGGTGATGGCGATGTAACCAATGTCGGCCGAGCAGTTGGTGGGAGTATCCGAAATGACCAAAGTACCCGACCCTTCGATTTCAAACTGACCGGTAGCGAACCCAACAGGCACCCCGGTCAATGTACTCGTTACTATGAGCCCGACGCCAGTTACATATTTATTCAGCCCGGTAGCGGGGTCACTGAAGATCATCCGAAAGTCAATCGGCAGCATTTGCATCTGATAATTCTCAATCACCCAGAAGGCCACGGGCTGAAGCTCCTGCAGCTCTATCAAGCCGGTCAGAGATACACTGAAACTCATTCGCTGGCCACGGATATCGCGCCATATACCGCCGTTAATTGTCCTTACGTCCTTCGTTTCTGTGTTGATGGTGATTGAGCAGTCGGTTGAACAAAGGAACGGCTGATATTCCCCGTCCTTCAAAAATGTGAGCGTTGTTTTTTTACCGACTATATACATTACGTTCTACTGAATATGTAATTAAACTCCTGGGAATCTCCTGTTTGAAGTCCATCTACCGTCACTTGGTCCGGATTCAATACCTCTTCAAATGTCGCTTTAATATCCCCTGTCGCCAAATTCATTTGCAGTGGTGCGGCCAAAATAAATTGACGGGGTGTGGACAAATCAGCAAATAAATAGTTCTTGTGAAAACCTATTGGCTCGTAAGCAAGGCTGTCATTTATTGGTGAGTACAGTAGACCGGTAAAGGTCCCTTCTATCCGGTAGAATCGGCGATATCCCAGATTGTACCGCGTCAGGTTGACCAATTCTTTAAAGTGCCTGGATTCAGATATTCCTTGTCTGTACCAATTCGGGGTAGTCGCCGTACCATCCGGATTGAGCAGGCAGCCCTGCAACACCCTTATAATCGTATCAGAAATGGTTATATCTCCCTCATCTTTATCCAGTTGGTTGGGGTTTTGTGTGTGTTGCCAGTAGTCGCCGGAAATAGGCACATAGCCGCCGGCCGTGTATGGTATATATTCCATTTCGAAGCCAGTAAACCACTTGTTCCCCCCCGCATTTGTACCGTCATTTACATGCTGTAGTGCGATGTACAGCGTTCCGCTAGCCGGTATTGCATCCGATTCGATTGTGATGCTTTTATACTCCCGACTGTCCGAATCCTCGGGAATATCAACGCTTATAAAATTAGGCGGCGTTCCATTCTCTTCAATCCACTTTCCGAAACTCGTTTCGACGCCCCCTTTGTTGTTATCCATTGCATAGTACACAGTACCCGAGGCTGGGATAATGTATACCCGTCCTATTATAGAAAACGTGTCGCCGGCTCCGCTAAAATTATTGTCAAACTTTAGCGATATTGATAGCTTTATTTTATCTCCCCTGTTTACGGGAACTGGTCCACAACGCAACCATTTTACATAGCCCCCACCGGGCGATGCGGTTGTGGGTGTTTCAAAGAATAATTCCCGCCTCAACTCTACCCCGTAAGCATTAAACGTCCGTCGTACAAATAGATCACCTTCAACTGGGTCAAAATCAAAATTTGGTGGAGTGGCGGTAATATCAACCATGTTGGCATCCCAATCGTCAATGCTATAATCCTCGTATATATTCCCGTCACCATCAGACCCTGTACCTATAAGCGTACCCCTGGCAAACTTGTTATTACGCGGAATTTCTGGCCATACCTTGTACTGAAAATTAGTACGAGCAAATTTTATCGGAAAGCTACTGGATATCAAACCATCCTCGTTTATAGGATAAATAGCCTCAGCTTTACCCACGCTGGCGTATCCGCTCGTATCCTCGGCGCCACCAATAACTGTTGCGTCTGGATTGAAGTCAGTATAATAAAGACCGTCGCCCAATACCTGATGATCATTCAATTGAAACACAGTCCATCTGCCATTATGGTAGAACACCCTGGCATATCTTCCCAATAGCATCAGCAAAATATCGTAACAGTTCAGGTAGGTTGTTGCATCTTTTAGGACTGATCGGTTATCCATCTTTACCTGATTCCAGAATGTGGCCGCGATGTCATCAGACCGGTCATCCATATCAGGGTTGTACCAGCTACCGTACACGCGAATAGGAAGCCCAAGAAGCGTCTTTTCCAGCGCGGCGCATAGATAATACGACAGATCATAGTTGCCTTTAATGGTAGCGCCAGCAATGCCCGTAAACGGAACATCTTTCAGCAGCTTCAAGCCGTTGGCTGCGCGGAGTTTGATTTCGTATGGTTTTGGCAAAAACGGGCTTGAACCCTCTTCCGGAGTCAGAAATCCTTCAAATACAGGTTGGTTATCCAACAGGATGCGCACCTTCCATTCGTCGTAAGATCCCGCAAGAAATGTTTCCCAGGTGATCGCCGTACTGCTATCAGCCCATATCACAAATGACGCCTCATGAGCAATTATCGTCCCTTCTTCACTAGAAGCCGACACCTCGCATGATTGCGTGATAAATGGATCTGCATCACCAGAAAACCCATTTTGTAGCAGTTCAATTCTCACGGTCTGCTGAAGTTCGTTAATCCAGTTACTTTCATATCTTAATCCGTAAGCCATTATATTCGTCGGTTGGTTCCAGCGGCACGCTGGTTGGTAAGAAATATATCGCGGCCGTATATGATGCCCTCTACAATTGTGCGGGATGGGCCAGTACTCAATCTATTATTGGGGATCACGTCAGACCCGCCGGGAAGGCGTACAACTTCCGGGCCGCGTTCCCCCACCAGGGCGAGGCCGCCAGAAAATGAGGTAGTTCCATCAGCAAAGGCTGGCAACTTTATATTTTTCAGGAATCCACCAAGGGCAACGAGCCCAAGACCTACCGCGAGGCCGAGGAATGGGTTGGTAAATAGGGTTGCGAGCGCCTTCTTGAGCGCCACTATTAATGTAGAGGTGGCTATTATCTGCTTACCTACGTCCTGCAGGGTAGATCCAATTATTCCTAGGAGTGCCTCCGCACCGGCAGCAAGTGTTTCGCCAAGATTTCCCGAGAATATGCCAGCCACGGCGCCTCCAATCGTATCAGCAACTGATGCGAGCCCCTCAACAGCACCATTGGCGATGCTGTTTACCAACGAATCACGAATAGATGCCTTCAGTGCCTCCTGCTTTGCCGCCGCACCCGCTTTAGCCTGTGCAATAATCTTATCAAACACACCATTCAATATACCGTTGGGGATGATGGCCGCAGCGACATCCGGCGCAACGCGTGGATTAATCTGTAGTGGTATGGTGATAACCGTAGCCTTGGTGTCAGCCTTAAAGGCCTGTTCAATGAGGTATTGAATCTGATCCCTTAATTCCGATGGCGTGAACCCCAACTTTATGGCATCACGCTTGGCTAGTTGTATTTCCAGATCCAGCAGTAATTGGTTCTGATCCCTGTCGAGACCTATTGTTTGCTGAAGCTCCTTTAAGGCTGATATACGAAGTTTAAGGGCATCTTCCTCTTTCTTGTTTGCAGCAGTGCTGCTAGTGGTGAGATCCCGGAAATTAAGCGTGGCATCAACTGCGCCTTGTATCCTGCCCTTCAACAGAGCCATGTTGGTAGCTATATCCAGTACAGCAGTTCGCTGCTTGTTGAAAGAGGCAGTTGCATCATTCAATTCACCCTGTGCGGATGCCAAAGCCTCCGTATACTTGTTTGTTTGGGTGCTTGCGCCACCTAACGTACCTCCAGATACTGTCGTAGCATTCCTGAATTTTTCGGAAGCCGAAGCCGCTTGCTCATAAGCCACCCGCGCCCGCTCCAGTCGTGATCGGGCAACATCTAATGCGGCTTCTTGCTTTGAAAGCTCTGGCGCCACTCTGGAAATCTCGTCAGTGAAACCCTTCAGCACTGCCTGCGCAACCAATGCATTTGTATATTCTTTAACACGAGCGGCAACAATAGACAACTGCGAGGCTTCAAGTTTAAGATCACCAAAGTAACTTTTATTCACCTCTCCGAGCTCACGCAATGCGGCAGACCTTTTGTCGTAGGCGTTGTTTGTATTTAGCACTACATTGGCCAGTGCCTGCACCTGGGCAATCTGCCCTTGTACACCGCCGGTAGCTTCGGCAAGTATCTCATCGGTAGTCTTGAGCTGTTCAACAAATTTCTGTAGAGCCTCGGCCGCTTCGTCTTCTGCCTTCTTTGCACCACCGAGACCGCGGGTCCACGCACTGAATCCAACAGAAGCAAATGTCAAAGCAGTTGTAACCGCAGATATCAGCAATGCTATACCACCAAATCCGGTGGCCGCAGTGAATAATGATTTGAAGGCTGGCCCTACGCCACCCGATGCCTTTATCAAATTACCAAAGGAATCTGTAAGCTGGGTTATATTGTTTCCGATACCTATAAGACCAAACGGAGAATCCTGAATGATCCGGTTGAAATCGGTAAGAGCCGCGCTGCCCTGGCCACTGGCGCCACGTAACTTGTTCAGCGACGCCGCAGCCGCATTCGCCGCTGGCGGTATCAGTTTCAAGTTCGTTAATACGGGTCGTATAGCAGGAGCCAACCGGTTCAGTGATCCAGACTGTGTTCCAATGGCGGCAAAAGCCCTACTAAGGCCGATGGCCGCAGTGGTAGCCTGATCAATTTGCCGCTTTGTTTCCTGCAGGGTCCGGTTAATAATATCGTATTCCGTTCCCAGCTGCGAGGCGCGCTGAACGGTGCCGGCATTGCGGATAGCCGCCTGAATATCTTCAAGACGGGCCTCAAGGGTGTTGATGGGGGTGATGGCCTTAACAGCAGACGCGCCAATTCCGTCGAAGGTCTGGTTGGCCCGTAACGCTGCAGCGGCCATATCGTCAATAGAGGCCGAAACACGGGCAAACGCCTGTGCGCCTGCACCTACCTGATCAAATGCCTGATCGAGTGCCCTGGTGAGCCCCGAAACGCTTGTAATTGCACCTGCAACATCAGCACTGATCCCTATTTCTAATTTTGGTCCGGCCATATTACGCTGTTGCTTTTAACCACCCCATTTTCTTGTAGTGTTCGATTGCTTCCCTGTGTTCTTTCTGAACTGCCAACTTCGCATCTTCGCTTTGCTGTTCTTTATCCCCCGGCAATTCCATGAAATCGGTGATCCGCATATTTTGGTTCTTCAGGTGCGGCTTGACGGAATTGAACGCAATAAACCTGGCCTGCCGCCATGCCTCAATATTTTCCGTCTGCCTGCGCTTTATGTCTCGGTCGTATCCCTCTCTCATCAGGTGGAACTGTCGCCAAGTGAGCCGGTAGTACTGGTCTGGCCGGAGTCCGAGTTCTCCGTAGCAGAATGATTCGACACTATCCCAGTCGATGTCTGTGTCTTTTTTTTTTCCTCTTCTGCAATGTTCTCTACAGTCTTTTTTGTATACCGGCTGTTGCTGTAACAATCTGCGATCAGTTGCAATTGTTCTCGCTCTGCTATTTCTTCCGCAAACATGTAGAAGTCAGTAAAGGTCAGTATCTCGGGTACATCATCGGTCATACAGGCGTTTACATACCCAGCATACATCATATAGGCAGTACCATATTCATTGAATATGGTATTTACCAGTATGCCCGGCTTCTCTACGCACTTAGCAATGATCATCCTATTGGCAGCCATGCCAAACCGGAGCTTGACTTCTCCGGCTGGCATTTTCACCAGACACAGGCCACTGTCGTTGTGTTTATCCATATATCGTCTTTAAGAATTAAGGAGCAGTAGTAATCAAGTCCCCAGTACCAGTCAGCGTCCAGGTGAACTGAACGGTCTCGCCAGCCGAGAAGGTAATCTCCAAATCGGTTACATAGCACTGACCGCTTAGGTAGAAGTACACGCCAACAGACCCGGTAGTAGGCGCCTGAATGCGGAACCAGATTACTTCGTTGTTATCATGTGCTTGCAGCAATCTGGCATATGTCACCTGGTTGGTCGTAGGTGCCGTTTCAGCAACGGCTGTACCCGTTGGGTTAAAAGTACCAGAACCCAAGCCTGTTTGAGGGCCACAGAATGTTTCGGTAACGTTGGCGGCCTTTGACAATGGCACGCTGTACTCGGTCAGACATACAAGTGTCTGCCATGTAGCCCTGTTGTTGAAGCTAAGTTCGATCGGGTAGTTTATGCTCTGTAAAGCGCCCATAGTATTATAATTTTATTGCGGTTAAACTGTATGTTAAAGTTAATTGAATTTCGGTTTCGGTTTCGGTCAGGTCAAAGCTATCATAATCCAGATCCTCGAGAACTGCGTTCAGCATTTGCCAGCCGTTGTACTCGACCCCATCAGTCAGGGGCTGCAGCAATTCCTCTACACGCTCGCAAATATCATCCGTTGTATCCTTGCTGATCGTATCACGCTGCTTATTGACAATCCATATATCGATCCGGCAGTTCCATTTGTTCCTGCAATTGTCGGCAAATATCGTTGCAGTCTGACGCTTCAGGGCGATATACAGGTTGCTGCCATTGTCTTCCACTTTCTCATCCCATATATCAACCTGGCCTTCGTCAATGAGGATGGGTGATGCACTAAGCAGCTCAAATATCTTCAGTCGTATGGCTTTTTCCCTGTTCATATTACCCGATTCAGGACGGCCTCAATATTTTTTACAATAATTGGAGCCTGCTGGAAATAGTTCTTAAAGAAATATGGTTTTGGCTTCACGCCGTTGACCATGATCGCATGAAAAATGATCCTTGCCGTTTGCTCAAGCGTCAACTTCTTCTTTTGCCCCTTCTTCTTTCCGCTTTTGAATGATTTGCTACTATCGATCCTGATACCCTTGCGCCGCACCCAACCCAGTATAGCCTTGAACGCTTGCTCTCGTGATCCGCTACCCTTCGCCCCTTTAAAGGTCTGTGCATAACTGGACAGTTCGGCTGGTACACTGACCTTCTTGCGGGTTCCCCATTCTACAAACGGGGAATATTCGGCTGCCGAAACAACCTTGAAATTAAGATCGTCCTTTTTTTCCAGGCTGATACCCCGGCGTAGGCCTCCTTCATCAACCGGTGCGTCACGAATAGCATTTCGTACGATCACTTCAGCACCAGCCAACAATTCCCTGGAGATCTCCAGCTTGATCTTCATCGGCGCCTTCTGAATGCGATCCATCAGGCGCTCAATACCCTTCAGCTGTATTTTGAAATCACTCACTGCGCCTCGTTTAGATGCAGCAAATATCGGTGCCTTTTCTGATCAATCAACTCATATCCTGTTGGTGTGAAAAACATGTTGTCGATCACCAATCGTATTGATTTTCCTATGTAGTTCTCGATACCGGCCTGAAACCGCACTTCACATGTCCATCCCCCGCGGAGCAGGGCATCAGCCAGATCCTGATCGCGGGAACTACGTTTCTTGGTCAATTTGCCGCGGCAGGTAACCATTTCAACGTAATTATCCCGCCGGCCGGCACCCAGTTGCACCGGCTCGTTCCGTTCGAATTTAACGACCTGCCGCAGCTGCCCTATACTTGATTTTACGCCCATGCTAATCTTTGATGATTACCTGCAAATAATTCCATGGCGTCACCCAGGTTCTTCGCCCGCTGCTGGCCTCCTTGCAGGCTTGTCATTGGCTCATCACCCCGATGCTCGTAACAATACCCTATGATTCTCAGCAGGTCCAATTTCAGGTCTTCTGGTGCGTATGCCGGCGTGGTATACGTCAGCCTGTACCGGCCCCCTGTCGTAACCGAAAACCGTTTGAACAGATCCCCATCCAAGTCGTAGGTGTCGCTCGACTGTGCGGTATAAGCCGCCCGGTCTGTTTTCAACTCTACGATGACCATGGTATTAACTGGTCCGTACGGTAACTCGGTTTCTTCGTATAAGTCGCAGTCCAGCACAATTGTCTTTGTGACCATAGAGATGTTGCAGAACTTCTCCAGCGCAGCGCGGCATTGGGTGATGAGCCTGGTCAGCAGGTCGTCATCGTCCATAAACGTGACAGCCAACCACTCCTTTACCTCCGCAAGCGTCACTGGCTCGGCATATCCGTCGAGAAGGGTTTCCTTCACGGACCATATTTTGTTTGTCTGGTATCTGCAAAGCATCATATGTATGTCGGTTGTCGTACTGTATTAGCTTGCCTGCTTCTGGCCGCCATAATCAGGAAATCTTCCAGATCGTGCAGCGACTTCTGTGGATCCAGATCACGGGATCGATCCCGTGCCGCCTCGCTACGTTTCTTGTATACCTTCTTGTCGTCCAGAGACCTGATGGCCTTTATCAACGGCTCAATATCGTATGTGTCCCCATCATGGCTCAACACCTGTCCGGTTGTCTTATCCCGGTCAATTGCCCCCCGTTCTGGGACGTATATAGCCGCATCCCGGCAGTTTTCTTTCAGACCTGGAGTAGGTGTGCAAATAACCGGTATGCCATTACACATAGCCTCCGTAGCCGTCCTGCCCCACGATTCGTACCGGGAGGGCATGATAAGGATTCGGGTCTTGCGGTACACCTCCAGTACATCGGGTGTGTTCGGAATAACCGTACAATTGTTCGGCAAATACGTCACCTGACCGATCTGGGCGGGTTCGCTGTAGGCACCACGGACCGCAAGGAATTTACGTTCAGGCATGGCCTGTGCCAGCCTGCGTAGGATCAAACCGCCTTTATTTTCGTCGAGGTTCACCATCGTGATGTACTCGTTGTTGGCCGGATCTACACCAGTGTCGTACTTACGCCAGTCGCAGGGCGGCGGGAATACGATCGATGGGTGGTTATATTTAAGCTCGTCCGCAATCCACTGGCTGTTGTAGGCCACAAAATTATTCCTTATGGCTCCGATCACGCTGGCATACGGATATGAATTATGCACGAAAGTAACCACCGGCCGGTTGCATATCTGACCCATCTGGATGGTATGTTGTGTGAAATCAAGGTGCGTCAGCAGCACATCGGCCCACATATAGCCGTCAACATGCGATGGTGGCCCAACTACTTCGACGCCTTCGTATTCATAAGGTACCCGGATATTATGCATCTTGGCCTGCATGAGAATAACCCGTACCTGATGCCCCTTAGAGATCAAGTACTTGTTCACCTGGTGCGCTACAGCCTCGCTGCCAGCACCGTGAACGGGGTAATACATATGGATGCACCACGCGAACCTCATGCAAATATTTTTGTTTTGTCGAATCTTATTTGATGCCAGTCGGGATCTATAATCGCATCGCCGGTAATTCCAGCCCGCGTTCCAAACCAATTGTAGCCGCTTGGGCTGATCACCTTGCCCTTATCGCTCAACCATGCTGCCATAGCGCTATATGAACTATTGGCTATGATAAAGTTGTTGCACCCCTTCATCAATCTGAAATCTTCGATGTAGTCTTTACCCGGCGACAGGGTATATTTTATCCGCAATTCCTTACAGATTTTCTGTACTTCATCTTGGTCATCGCTGAATACCATATACTGCTGGTCAGCCGGGAATTCCTTACATGCCTGTTCATAGTAATACAGCGGCATGCGGGGATGGTATACATTTGGCCCCTTCTCGTAATCACCCGCCCGGTAGTGCAGTGCACAAGCATCGGTCTGCATCTCGTCCTTCATCGTCAAATAATACCGGACCTCATCAGCGCAATGCTCGAAATACCGAAATGACTGAAAATGACCCGATATGTTCCAGTTGCCTAGTGTCAGGCGAACATCTTCATATCCCCATTGAACCGGACGATCCTGCCAGTGAACAGCCGGTAGACCAGGCAATTCATGCTCAAAGAACTTGAATACATCAACCTCTTCTTTACTTCCGAACCGGTCGCGATGATCGTGGTTGATCAACTTAGGAAACACCGGCTGCAGGCCGTTGCGCCTGGCTACTCCCAACACACCGGCAACCTGGAACAGCGCGTTTGCAAAGCGCCCATAATTGCCGATGGATAACATGGTGCAGTAGCCGTTCATATGTGCTTCCATAATTTTCCGTTTTTTATATATAAAACGGTTGTTCTTCCAATTCCGAAATGCTTTGCAATATCAAAGCTATTGCCCTCCATTGCCCTTATTTGTAAAACCTGATCCTCTGTAAGTTTACTGTTGCCATTTGTAGATCCTCTTAAAGCGGTATGAAGACCCGTATCTACTGCATGAATCACATTCTCTGAACGTGTTACCCATTCCAAATTTTCTGGTCTATTATCCCATTTTATACCGTTCTTATGATTAACAAAATGTTTGTTTTCCGGGTTAGGATGGAAAGCGGCGCATATCAATCTATGCGCCAGCCAATTTTTTTTCTCGGTTGGACCAATAATAGAGAGGCTCACATACCCATTTTTTGCTGGATTTATGGAAAGTATTCTTTCTTTTTTCCAACATAGGCGTTTAGCCTTTGCATTGTAGACAAGTTTCTTAATCGATTTAATACGGCCTAGCGAACTGGCCATATAGTTCGGAAAGCCCGGTATATCAACCCATGTCTCAATCATTTCCTCAGCCATGATGTGTTAAAATATTCGTGACTATTTTTAATTGCATCCCCTTGTATTTCAGGGAACAATTTACGATACTTTTTATCGCATAGTAGAACATTACCGGTATGACACAGAACAAAATACCCCTTCTCGATGGCAGCCTTCGCAGCAGTCAGGTAGCTGCAACCTTTATCCTGGCTTTCATGCTCCACATCCGGCGGAAATCCACTGTTGATCTCCAGAATCACCAGCTTTGGCCTTGCGGTCATGGCCCTGAATATGCTTAGGTCCTGCCCGTCCACGTCGATGGACACCACGTCGGTATCCGATTCGATGAAGGCATTCACATTAGCCGCATCAACGGCGCTGCAAATGCACTTCACACGATCCTTGGCGTGCTTCCAGTTCTCGCAGGCCGCCGTGTGCAGATCCCAGTCGTATTCGACGAACTTGCCGGTCCATCCTTGATCAATGAGCAGGGCGGTATTGGACAGGTATTTGCCGTTGTGGCCACCGGCTTCGAAACATTTGCCGGTGGTGATGTTCAGGCGCTTTAGCACCTCTTCAATCAGGCCTTCTTCGCCGTTCTGACTGTATACCTTATTCTTAGCGTGTTGGTTGTAGAATGTCAGCATCGTTAGTTCGTTTTTATCGTCCAGTTTTCCCAGCAAAACGGATAGCGCCAGGTAAGTTCGTGCGTCTCGCTCAATCGGGCCGCCAACTTCTCGTACCACTGTTCATACGGCACCCCCTCGATCGTGTGAAACTGCACCTGTATGTTCGTCAGCCGAGTAATCACCCCTTTGTCGATGAGGTGGTTCAGTACGTCATATTCGGCACCCTCTATATTCATCTTTACCAGGGCGAAGGACGGGAACCGTTCGATTAACTCTGCCGTATCAACCTCGTCAAATTCGCGCCGGTTGTCCTGCGAATAAACGGATGTGGCAAACATGCCGCCGCCCATTTCGATGGTACCGCTCTTTGTGCCGGCTACAGCCCGGATAATCTCCTGTGCATAGCCAAACCCGCGTATGGCGTCCGTTGGCTCTACACAGATGGCTTTGAAATCCCGGTCTTCGTATCGTTCGTCACGGATCATGCGCTGCGTCCACTCGCCTTCATAGGCGCCCAGGTCAAGCAAATAGCTGCCCTGCGGCAGGTCGTAGTTGTACCTCAACTGCTCCAGACCCTGGCCGTACCAGGTATCAAGGCTTTGTTTGTCCAGTCCAATCATTTTTGTTCGTTTTTGGTTAGTATTCGTTATTGCGTCGTCTGTGGTGGTGAAACATCACCGGGTAGTTGTCGTTGTATCCGTCTTTCTGGTACGTGAATGCGCCGTTGTTGTACATTGCTGGCCACCAGTGTAGGGGAATACCCTGCTTATAGGCCAGATTGGTCAGAATAGCCTGATCGTGCCGGTGTTCGGAATACCCCGGGTAATTAGGAGTTGTACTCGGGCGGTCGTCAATCATACCCGGCTGCAGGCACCAATTCAGCCACTCTTCAATGAACCAGATACTGGTAGGCCTTGCCCACACTACACTAGCCTGACATTGCTTTCCTTCCGGCCATACACTCATCGCGTTCATGGTATCCATCTTGCACCAGTCTCGGTGGTTATACATATTACCGTGCAGGAATATCGACCAATTCAAATCAAGTAAGTGCCGTAATGGTGTCACAAACTCAACCCCAGCATCAGCATACACCACCGTATCGCCCGGCTTGCACTGTTTCAACGCCTCCAGAATGATGAACGGCTTCCATGCCCAGTAACCAGACCCCCGCGGTTGGTCAAGCAACCGCTTGTTCTGTTCGTAGAACTCTGTTTGCTCGAGTGCTGCACGGGTCCATACTATAGCCCGGTTGCATCCGTTACGCAGGGCTGATTCTTTGCAGATCGCTGCGCTACGGGACATGTCAGGAGTGTGGTATGTGACGAGGATAGTCATAATCCAACATCATTTAATACTACATCAGAATATTCTCCGAAATCATTCAACACTATTTTGTTGTACTTAGTAGTTATTGCACCAATTCGGGAATCCAAATGCTTCAATCTATTGTTGGCAACGTTTATCCTTATTTGCCAATTTTCTGGATTGTAGCAAATCAATTCATCCGACTCAATGAACATATCCACTAGCTTTTCGAAACTACTCATTTCATTTTCATTTCACTCTGCTTCCACGCTTCCGTATAGTCAGCATTCGTATTCCAGATACTCGACCACCGGGGCCGCTGGATTGCCACCATCGGATTGCAGACGTAGGCGTTGAACAAATGTAATTGATTTCCCAGCCAATTGTCGTACATCATATCACTTTCGCCGGGAACATTTTTCAGGAAGTACTCCACGATCGGACGGGTAAAGGCCACGGCATGGGTAGTCCAGGCATTGGTCACCCTGTACACCCGGTTGGTGACCCGGGTCGCTTCCGACTTGATATTGCACCCGAGGTAGAATACGTCCCAATCTGCTGGCAGATCCTGCAAAGCAGGCCATAGATCGCCAATGTTCTTAAATACACAGTCGTCCTCCAGAAATAGAAGACTGTGCGCCCCACTGTCAAAGAACTGTTGCAATGCCCCTTTGAAACCAAGGTTGAACGATTGATGAGGGCCGATGGCGGGAATGGCGTTAAAACGTTCAGGGAACAGCCCATACCGGCTGAACTCCTGCGTAGCCTTATGCCACTCGGCGCCGCCCATCGTCAGGCATCGCTTTTGTGCGAAAAAATCAAATGGATTCATATGTCGTTGGTTAGTGTCGTCAGTTTGTTGGCTAGTAAAAAGGGCGGGCAAATACCCGCCCCCGACGATAAAGAATACTACTAACCAACGAACTACTATGTTGTTCCTGCTGCGATTTTGATGAACGCGTCAGGGCGCAGCACGGCGAGACCAACTCGAGCTTCCGCCTTAACGGTGATCAGGTTACGTACAACGTTGTCCTGGTCTTGTTCATACATGTTCACAGACAGGCCGTCTGTTTGGATGATCTTTGCTTTTGTCCAGTCGCCGATGATCATTTGGTTGTCGCCGATGTTGGTCGCGTTGGTACGGAACAGCGGAATACCCACGAAGCTCACGTTGCCGTTTGCATCGATGGTCAGGGCGTTGCCGCCTGGCAGGCTGTAATCCTGTGGTTTGGTATTCAGGATCTTCGCCCAAACAGCGTTGGTCACCACGATAGCGTTTGCCTCGTAGTCGTCTTCGCTGATGGCGGCGATAGCCTGAATGATCTTTTCGGCGGTTACGGAAGACGTAACACCAGCCGTGTTACCAGTAGCTGCAGCAGCCAGGGCCTGGAAGAATTTGTAATCCTCTGCACGCAGGTAGTCTTCCACCAGCTCACTGGATACGAAGTTCTGCATGAAAGGCAAATCCTGCATCATCTGCTTGGCGATGCGGACAAAGCCGGCCAGGTAATCTGCGTTCACGGTGATCTCGGTGAAATCATAATCCACTTGAGACTTCAAGGCGCCGGGTGTTTGGGTCAGGAACGAACCTTCACCAACGGGCTTGTTCTGGCGATAGAATTTCCAGGTACCGGTTGCAGACGGAACTACGTCTACCAAATCGCGGAAGTGCAGCTTACGACGACCGCGGAGGGCTGGCGTCAGGCTATATGTGGCCACGGCATTACCGGTCAGGTTGTCTGCCACGGTCATGTTGCCAACGGCTTTGATCTCAAAGCTGAAGTTTGAACGGGGTGAGTTGCCGGCGGCCATCTCAACACCTGCGGCTTTGCTTCCAGTGGTGTTATCGGGGAGCGATACGCCACAGACGAAGCCTGGATGTATTCACATCGAGATTCAAGGGCGTGCGTTGATCAGCATCGAGAGTGGAGCTGATCCAGTTTTGCTGCGCACGATTCTTGAGAGCCTCCGCAAGTGATCGAGCTTCGTACTGGAACGAAGATCTGGCTGGCCGCAGGTGTGACGGACATGCGCCGTGGCTTTGATGGTCTCAGCGCACACGTGCAGACCGTGCTTGAGCAGCAGCCGTTCTCCGGCCATGTCTTTGTCTTTCGAGGCCGCCGCGGAGACATCGTAAAACTTCTTTGGTTCGATGGAGACGGCTTATGTTTGTTCGCCAAGCGCCTGGAAAAAGGACGCTTCGTGTGGCCCCAAGCGACAGAAGGAACGGTTTCTCTGACTCGAGCGCAGTTGTCGATGCTGTTGGAAGGCATCGACTGGCGGTCGCCGAAGAGGACCTGGACGCCCGAGCTTGCGGTATGAGTGATGAGTGAGATTCTCCTGTATGGGGGCGGGTTTTATGCGCGAACGCGCACGACAGTTCATGCCATACTGCTGTCGTGATTTCCACCCCTTTGCCTGACCTCGATACGCTTGATCGCGAAGCCCTGATGAAGATCGTGCTCGAACAGCAAAACCAGATGCGCGAGCAGCAGGACCAGATGCTCGAGCAGCAGCAAGAAGCCAGCCAGAGAATTGAGCATCTGAAGCTGGTCGTCGAGAAGTACAAGCGGATGCTGTTCGGCAAGAAGAGCGAGAAGCTCCCGCCCATCTCCAAGGAACTGCGCGACAGCGGCTCTGCCCCCGACCCGGCCGAGGCCCAGCGCGCGGCGTGGCCGGGCCGCGGCGAGACGGTGCTGGTGGTCGAGGATGAGGAACGGGTGCGCAACTATTCGATCGAGGCGCTGCGCGAGCTTGGCTATCAGGTGACCGGCGCCCGAGACGGCCCCGAGGCGCTGCGGCTGATCGAAGGCCAGCTGCGCAACGGGCGCGAGCCCTTCTCGCTGCTGTTCAGCGATGTGGTGATGCCCGAGATGACCGGGCGCGAGCTCGCCGAGCGGGCCCGGACCAAGCTGCCGGGCCTCAAGGTGCTGCTGACCAGCGGCTATGCCCCGGAGACGGCACGCGTTGCGGGCGAGACGATCCTCGCCAAGCCCTTCGATCTCGATCGTCTGGCCGCGGCGGTGCGGGCCGCGCTCGACGCATAACCCCTTGACCGAATCACCCGCGCGGGCCATGCGCCCCGCGGCTCCGGCGCCTTGCGCCACTGCCCCCGTAAAGCCCAGCCGCCGAGTCCTGTCGAAGGGCGGCTTGTGGCCCGCCCCGGCAGGCGGAGACGTGTATCCATGGCAAATGTAGCGGTTATCGGCGCCCAATGGGGTGACGAAGGCAAGGGCAAGATCGTCGA